TCAAATCCTACAAACAATGATGAAAATATTGGATCTCTAAAATCCACCATTCCATAAAAGTCATTTCTTTTTCTGACCATTTTTCTTCTCCTTATTATAAGCAAGAATGCTGTTTATAAATACCTCTCAGACCTCTATATGAGCGTTCTAAGAGACTCCTATTGTCAAGCTAAAGATTACCCTTTATACTTAAACAAATCTTTTAAATCGACTGCGTATTTTTTACATTTGACTGCGAAAACTTTTGTTTTTTCTAAAACAATTTTAGATTTAGCAACCATGTCTCGCATCATGTTTGGCTCACAATGCCACATAATACCCATGACGATAATTATTAAAAATAATATTAAACTCATTAGTTTTTACCTCTAGTCTTTTTTACCGTCTGGCTTATGGCTGTTTGTATATAATCCAAACCAAGCTGCGCCAGCACCCACAACAATCGAGATCAATCCTGACTGTTCAAAGCTAGGTTCAGGCAAGTCCATAAACCAAAATGTTGTAAAATATAACAGATACATATAGACACCTAAGAAAGCTCTTGGAATAATTCTCCAACTATCTATAGCCTCTGCTACAAAAATAAATTTTTGATAAGGGTTGTCGTTCTTCTCATCTTCAAGTTCCCTTATTCTGTCTTTTAAATCTGACTTCTCTTGAAGGAGTGCCATGAATTTACTTAAGTCTATTTCGACCTCGTTCCTGTCCATGTCTCCTGAGAAACCACTCATTTGATTTTGCATATTCATTTTTTTTCTTCCTCTACTTCTTAACTAGACTACCACCAAAGTACATGCCAATTATAGCCGATACTAAATTGGTATCTAATTGCGTTATTACCAAACCTTGAAAAGTAATCCATTCAAAAACATCCCTTCCTTCTCTAAAAAACCAAAAACCAGGATTCCAATTGGTGTATCCGACTGTTACATCCACATCTGGATAAAATACTGCAACCATTTTTGGTAATACTACTATTGCAAACACAGAAACCAAAGCAATTATTCTTCTTGTCCAAGCAAAGCCTTTATCTTTTAGGCCGTGATCAAGCGATTGTTGCTTGGCTTTCATTTCGAACTCACCTCTCGTTATAAGAAGTTTTTGTTGTTCTTCTTTTGCTTTTCTACTCTGCGACCAAATACTTAGAAGACTACTAAGCAGTGTAGAGCCTAGCATTGTTATTATTTCAAATGGGAAGCCCACCATAACTCTCCTCTATGTCACCTGTTAAGACTTCTTCAGCCAACTGTTCATAGAATAATCTAAAGTGTTCTAAACTCATAAAGCTTAAATCTTGTCTGGCTTGATGAGTTCGATAAATATCGTAAGCGTTTTCTAATTGTTCTTCGGTGTACAATAACATATTATAGTATCCATTTTAAAATTTGTCAAGTGTTATTTTATAAAAGGTTGATATCTGTTTGCAATATTTACAAGTTTATCAGCATAGTCTGGATCAGAAGCATATCCTCCATCTTGTATAGCTCTTGCATACTCTTCTTTAGTTGTGGCTTCTCTTATTGCATCGTATCTAGGATAAGCTACTTTTTCTTTATAGCCTTCAAAAGATTCTCCAATATTATCATATACTCTAAAAGGTTCTTCAGACACTATTTCTTTGCCGTCTATAACCTCTTTTGTGTTCATTTGTACAGAAGGTTGGTTTGCTGCAACTTCTGCTTCTCTTAAAACTTTAATTCCAAAAGGATTGTTGTACTTTGTAGTTAAATCAGAAGTACCATGAGAAGACTCTAAACTGGCTTGAGCAGCTACTATTTCTGGATAATTGATTCCAGCTTCTACAGCCATATTATAAAACTCTACGTATTGTCTTTGATCATTTTTTAGTTCTGTAGCGTCTCCACCGTTTCTTGCAGAGAGTCTTCTACTAAAAGATCGATTGCTTTCTTTTTTCTTAACAGTTAAATTACTTGGTGAGTTGTTTCTAGGATTTCCGTCTTTATGATCAACATCCTTTCCGTCACCTTTTACAATCCTTCCTTCTCTTTTTAGCTTTCTGTTAGCGTTGTTTCTGTGCGCCCTATCTTTCTTTTGTTTTTCAGAACTGTGATAATTGTCGTACTCTTTACGATAGTTTCTAGCTGTTCCTCCTTTTGCAAATGTAATTCTTTGGCCTTTTTTAAATTGGTCTGTTTTAAATTTTCTATTTAAAGCTTTAGCTACGTCTGCCGTTAAACTTATTTCTGTAGGCTTTCCAATTTTTGGATTTTTAGCAAGAACAACATTTCCAACTTGTATTACTTCGTCTGATGATTCAATAGGCAAACCAAATTTTTTATCGTAGAAAAAAGAAGCTCTTCTGGGATTATAATTTATTTGAATCCAATCTTTAACTTGATTGTTTTTTAATTGTTCTTCTGTATACTTTGCAGTTTTACCGCCTTTAATTATTTGTACGGCTTCGTCTCTAACACTTTTTTCTGATTGTTTTACCCAAGAACCATCCATTGCAGCACTAGGAGTTTTACCTCCTCCTACAGCAGTATAAAGAGCTGCACTAGGATTTTTATTGAAAAACTGAACATTATTAATTTTTGCTGCTCTGCCATAACCTAAAACTTTATCTGCTTTAGGTTTATGAACAGTCATAATCCAAGTATTATAATTTTTATAAGAAGGAATATCTAAACGTAAAGAAACTTTTTCTCCTGATTTAAAAGTTTTATTAAGTTCAGAAATTCCAGATTTAAGTTTACTATCTGGTAAAACAGAAGCTACTTCTTCTAATTTAGGAAGTTCTGGAATTTTTGTTACAGGACCACTGTATAGTTGCATGTCTTTTTGCGAAACTTTTCTAAAGTCATCATAGCTTATTTTTCCTTCTGCTAAATTTTTAGCGCTTATACCAAGCTCAGTTTCTAATGCTTTTGGAAGCGGTTCACCTTTTGTTTTTTTTAATTGACTTTTAATTTCTGCTCTTTTTTCTGGACCAAGATTTAACGGACCAAATATTTCGTCTAGTTCTGTATCTGTTTTATCTGTAGGAACTGTTTTAGTTTTTGGTCCTTGTATATTTTTAATAATTTGTTCTTCGTCTTTTTCAAGTTTTGCAGCGCCTTTACTTGCTTTCTTTGAAGCTTCTTTAAGTATAATTCTTAAAGCTCCTCCACCAACAAAACCGAGTCGTTCCATTTGTTCTTCGTAAGGCTCTCCTGTAAAAGGATTTATTCTTTCAGACGGCTCTTCAACTACATTAGGAACAGGTTCTTTTTTAGATATTTCTCCTCCATCAAAGTTTTGATCTCTTTTATATTTTTCTCTTAATTTTTCAAAAACATCTGGATCAAAATTTAATATTCTAGGATCGTTTCTGCTTTCTTCGTCTCCATGTACAAATAAAGGAATAGCGGACATTTCTTTATATATTTTTTCGTTGACATTTATAAAAGCTCTATAAGGAGATTCTTTTTGTTCTTCAGAGTACAGCTTGTTTTCAGAATCAACAAACTTCTGTAAATCTCCTTGAGTAAGTTTAAGAGGAGTAAAAAATTCAATTCCTGTAACCGATCCTTGATCTCCTACTTGAGCTAATTTAAGAGCTTCTTCTAACGATAAACCTACTTTTTCTCTTAAAACTTTAACAGGGCTTGCATTTATTGTTTTGTAGTTTTTTGTATACCAAGTAATAGCTGCCGTTTGCTGTGCAAATAATCTAGCATATTCATAATATTCTTCATTTAATTCAATTGCAAGTCTTTCAAAATCTTCTGGAGATTGTCCTCCATAGTAAGAGGTCGCTAATTTGTTTTTTATAGCCCTTTGTCTTTTTTGAAATGTTCTGGCTGTCATTGCATATTGTGCTTCTAAATATTCAGTTGTTAGTTTTATATCGCTCCAACCAGTCCAAAATTTTATTTTTTCATTTGTTAAGTTTATTTCTTCTTTATAAGGAGTTAACCTTTTTCCAAATGTCGGAGAAGCAGGATCAGTGTCTATTTCGCTTTTTCTTTCTGTCCTGTCTCTATATCTTTTTACAGCTTGTATAGTTCCTGGCATATGTGCTTCTGCTAGTCTAGCCAATAGAATCGTTAGATTGTTAGTGTTTAAAACTGCATTACTTATATAATTTCCACGAGTATCAAATTTTTGTGTTGGATCAAATGGATTTTCTATTAAAGTTGGTTCAGTAGATCCTTCTTTTACTTGATAACCTTGTCCACTTTCTGAGAATGACAAATGACCGCTTATTGCATTTGTAAGTAAAGACCTATCTACAAAAGGACCAGCGCCATCAAGAATGGTATCTTGAACAACTTTTACAGTGTCTTGATTTGGATTTAATTTTAAAGGATCATCATCTGTTAAATATTTACCTATTCTTCTAACAAAGTAGATAGGAAAATTATATGGATTATATCTGGTTGTAGCATTAACATGAGGATATCCTTTATCATCTACATAAATACTAAAGTTTGTGTCTTTTTGATAGTCAGGAGCAAGTCCTACATTATAATGTTCTTTAGCTTCAATCTCTCTTTCGTCTTTTGTAAGCCTATCATAACCTCCTTCTGCTAAGTAACCAACAGCACCAAATGCAGCGCCTCTTCGTATTCCTCTTCTCATCATTAACTGGCCTGCTTCTGTTGCTCCATCTTTAATCATTTCACGACCTAGTTTTATTTCTTGAAATGTTCTTCTCATTGTATTAGCAGCCATTCTTATTGATTCAGCACTAAAAGAAAAGAAGGTAGATATTAAAGGAATCCCTCTTAATTTTTTTATTCCTCTAGGAAGAAAATCATAATTTTGCAAAACACTGCTAACAACATCTGATGCTGCTTGTTTGGTGTTTTCTATTCTGTATTTGTTAAACTTAGGATCTTCAGGTAAGAGACCATTAATTTTATTAAAAAATTTAGTTTCTTGTTTCCACATTCCAAGCTTAAATAATTCATCTCCAGACCTATAAGCAGTTGTAAATGTTTCGTTTAGGTATTTAGCACCTGTAAATGTATACAAAGTATCAAGCATTTGCCATGTTTTGCCTTTTCTTCCTTTTGTAAATTCTTTAATTCCTTGTGTGTATTCGCTTGCTAAAATATTCTTACCAAATAAATTATATTCTGCAGCCTCTGCAAGTTCTTTTTGTATTTGTTTATCTGTTGTTTTTGCTCCTCTTTTTACAAGAAGTTCTAAACCTTTTGCAAATTCTTTACTAAACGGATTGTTTCCGTTTGCCATTGCGCCTATACCAGCTCCAACTACGTTAATAAACTGTGTTCCGTGAGAATAAATAGTCTTAGAAGCATGCATTATACTTTTTACAAATGCTCCTGCCCTTGCCCATTTTGCAAAGTTTCCTTGACCGATGAATAAACTTATTTCGTCTATGTTCTGAATAAATCTTGCATTAGCATCGTTGGTATACATACCACTAAGCTTACCATAACCTTCTGGAATTGGTACTTTAAATCCTGAAGGCGCTGTATTAAGATCTTTAAAAACATAAAGCCCTCTTCCTTGCTCATGTATGTCGTTATAAAATTTTTGTTCTTCTAATCTTCTTGCTGTTTTCGTTGCTGAAATTTCAAATTTTTCTAAAGGTTCATCGATACGACCTAAGAATTTTTCTACGCTTGTAGGCATTTTAAGTCTTTCTTTTAATAAATTATTTAATCCTTTATTTGAGTATTTTGATTTTACTCCCATTAAAGAAAAATAATCTTTTCCTTTTTCTGCTTTGGCCAGTCCTTCTATAATTGTATCTATAGCTGTGTCTAGTTCTTTTTGTGCAGAAGAAACTCGAATTTTATATTGCGCTAATGTTTCTCCTGCTTGTTGAGGAGCAGTTAATCTTCTGTTTAATTCTTTTCCTGTTGTCGTTTGTTCTAAATATTGTTTTTTAATATCAATTCTAGCTGCTTTTTCTAATGATCCAGTAGGATACCATTTTCCTGCTTCTCTTAATTTATAAGATTTTCTTACATAAAAACCAAGATTATCTATAATTTCTTCTACTTTCGTAGGATCCATATCTGGAAGCATTGAAAGCCTACGAGATAAGCTGTCTTGATATTGTCTTAATGTTTTAACAGGTTCTCTAAGTTCTTCAGGAAGAAGTTTTAATTGACGATTAAACTCTTCTGTTTGTTTTACAGAAGGTTGAAAACCTTTGCTTGTTTTTATTGCTGGAAACCTTCTATCAGTGTATAAAATATTATCGATTTGTTTAAATATTTTATCTCTTTCTTTTGACCTTCCTACTGTAGGTATTTTTTCAAACAGTCTTTCAATTGTTGAACCAAAAGATGTATCAATGTTTCTTATAATATGAGCTATTTCAGTAAATTGTTTTTCTTGCAATCCTTGCATTTTTAAGTACCTTTCATGCATTTTTATAGGTACTCCTTGTCTAGGAGAAAAAGTTACTCTTAGCCTTTCAGCTACGGTTCGCATTACATCATTTTCAAAATATTTAGAATTTAAACTATTAAACCATCCTCCTTCTAACGCTTCTGTGTCTGCCGTTCCTTTTTGTACGTCTCCTCTTTGTTCTGCTCTTTTTCTTCTTTCAATCAAAGAGTCTTTAATTTTATTGCTTTTTCTATTTTTAATAGAGCTATTGTAGCTTGTTTTAATTTGATCAACAAAAGCTTTTTTAACTTCTGCACTTTGGCCTTTTAAGTCTTTAAGTATTTCCATAAAAGCATCTGGAACTTTTATTCCTGACGTATCAATTTTACCTATTTGTTCTTTACCTGCCCTATATGTTCCACGAACTGCTGGTACAACAATTCCAGTAATTCCTAAAACAGCAAGAATAGACTCTCCTCCCATTTTTATACGAGCTTCTAATTCTGTATCATCTTTATCATATTTAACAGGTTCTAAAATGTATTCTTCAAAAGAAGAAAACCAAGAATCGTCAGGAATCCATTCTCCAATAATGTTAGCTAAATTATCTTGAAATGGATTTATAGCAAGTTGACCTGCAGCTTCAGCTTTAAGAAGCGCACCTGTTTTTTTAAACTTGTCAAAAGTCTTAATTGGAGCAGTTACTTTATTGACTCCTATGATTGCAGCGCCTAAACCTCCAAGCTCTCTTACAACCTTTGGTCCTATACCTTCAGGTCTTTTGATTGTTGGAGACATGTATTCCCCTTGTTGTCTCATTTCAACATTTTCTTCGTCTACAACAGCTTCGTATATATCTTGTAGAAGATATTGAGAAGCTTGTTTTTTTTGTTTTCTGGCTTGTTCTAGACCTTCTGGTTCTTTTTGAAAGTCAGACATGTATTTTTGATTTTCTTCAGATAAGAAAGCAACTCCTGAAGTAGGAGGTACGTAAGGGGTATCGATAAGGGTAGAAGCTCCTAAATTAAAGATCGCTTCAACAGGCTCTGAAAGAGCGCCACCGTAAGTTCTTTTTAGTTGGTTTTTTTGCTCTTCGCTTGCTGAATCATAAATTCGATAAAGTTCAAATAAATTAGTCATTTTATTTTTAGTCTATGCCTAATATTGCATCAAAAGATTTATTTAATTCTTCTGCTCTATAAGCTGCTGCTTCATATGTAAATTGCACATATTGTTCTTCGCTATATGCTTTTTTCATTACAGTATTTCCGTCAGCGTCTACTGTTAAAATATCAAAATAACTGCCACTGTCAAAAACACTGTCTCTATAACGTAACTGCTGAGTGTCTGACAAGTCTCTATTCGCTTCTGAATAAACAATTGTTGTAATGCCAGATAGTGTCATTTTTTGTGCTTCTGTTCTCAGTACATTTATTTCTAACTCGCTAAAAACAGGATCTTTTCCTGCAGATTTAGCCTTGTTGTTTGCTTCTATGTAAGAAGTAATCTTAGTTAACGTGTTAAAATTATTTCTCATTTCGTTAGTAACACCTTGAAGTTTATCGGCTCTAGAAGCTCTTTCAGATTTATAAAGATCCCACATTCTTTTTTGGTTTGTGCTTAATTGATTATAATTAAAAGGAGCTGTTTTCTCTGGATCAGGAACTAAAGGATTAAGGTAGTCTAGTCCTTGTGTCATTAAAGAAAATCTTTCTTTTGACATGTCTTTAGGTAAAATCCTTCTATCTATACTTTGAAAATAGGTGTCATCGTATATTTGTAAGCCGTCTTCTAGTTGTTCTCTCATAGCATTAAAATCAATTCTTTCTTGATAAATCATATTTTTAATATCTGAAGGCTTATATTTTGTTTTAGTAGAATCTAAATTGATTCGTTCTAAAACATTTTGAAATAGTCTTGTATCTAGATTCATAGCGTTAATTCTATTTTTTGCTTCTTCTTGACTAAAACCTATCTTTAAATCGTCTTTTGGTCCAAACAATTCATCGGATGTTCGATAAACAGGCAAACCAGTTCTTGCTGGTTTTCCTCTAAGATCCCAAGCACTTTCTCCTTTAAAAGTAGTAGGAACTATAAACGGATCTAACTGTTTACTATTGTCTATATATTGTTTTTTATATCTTTTTTCTAGTTTTATAGCGTCTCTTTCTATAAGAGTTAATGACTCATCTATATCAGTCGTAGTAGGATCGTCTTTAGGAGAAAAACCAAAAATATTTTTTGCTCCTTGAATGCCTGATGCTGCCCAACTTCTATTTTTTGGCTGTAAATAAGCTTGTTGTTGTGCAAAATAGTAATCTTCAAAAGGAAGAGCAGCTTCTTCTAGTGTTTGTCTTCTAAGAATTTCAGCTTTTCTTATTTCTCTTTCGTTAACCTCTGTAGCAGGATCATCTTTCGTATAAATTTTAGGAAGTTTTGTTATAGGATCTACTTCATATAGTCCTTTCTCATTTGTTTTATATCCCATTTTTGCAAATAGATTATCTCTAAACTCGTCAGAAACTTTTGTAATATCTTCTTTTCTTTTTGCTTGCGCCCATTCAGAATTTTTTCCGAGTTCTCCACCTGCAGTAGTCCAAAAATTAGGATCAGCTTCATCTAATTGTCTTTCTGCCATTAGTTCAAAATAATCTGGAGTGTTTTGATACTTTTCAAACTCTTCAACAACTTTTTGAGTTCTTTCGTGTTGTTGTGTTATTTTTGCATTTTCTAAAATTTTTAGCTTGTCTAGCTCTCTTAATTTTAAATTAGAGTCTCTTATCATTCTGTTTTCTCTAGCACCTAGAAACCCTAAAATAGCAGCACCAATAAGTCCTTTCCTTCCTGTAGAGCCATACCTACCCATATAAGCTCTAGAAATATCTTCCCATGTATTGTTTTCTTTTAACATATCTAAAGGATTTTTTGACATATTTATTCTCCTCTACTTAATAAACTGTTTTGTGTTTTTTGTTCTACTTTTTCTAAAAGACTTGGAGAAAGTTCTATTTCTTCAATTTTTTCTTTTATTTCTGTAGGAATTGCTTGTGGATTTACTCTAGAACTTGCTTTCTTTTTTAAATCTTCTAAAGTTGTTATTTCTTCTTCCATTTTTTCAACAGAATTTTTTCTGTTTTTTAAAGGTTCATCACTTAAAAAGTTATCTCCAGACTCTAGTACATATTCTATTTCTGCTTTTTCTGCTAAAGCCATAATCATATACATAGTTGGCTCCATTAATAAAAGCATTAAATCTGGATTCCATTTTCCTTCAATAAAACCAGTATATAAAATAACACTTGCAATATCTATAACTCCTACTCCACTTCCAACAGAAAGTAAAACATTAGATGCTGCTTCAGGTTCAATTAAAGCATCAAAAACAACATGCATTCCTTCTCTTGGCTCTGTGATTTCTGGTGATCTTTCCCAATTGTAAGACTGCTCTTTAGAGTTTGTTAACGCTTGTCCAGGAACAGGCCTTCCACGATCTATAGAGTTTTCTAAATATTGAATGCCTTCTTGTGTTAATTCCATGTTTTCTATATCTCCTTGTTATACTATACCTTTAGGTAAACCAATTGTTGTACTTGGGAAATTTAATGCATTAGGATTCACCATACCTGTCACAAATGTACGTGATCCTGTTCCAAAAACAAGACCATTTTGTGGATTATTTATTTGTTTCATCTTAGTCATTAAGTCTTCTGGTCGGTAACTTGCTGCGAGTGGTCTAATACTAGCGTCTATTGGTATTTCTTGTATAGGTTGAGGCATAACAGTTCCTGGTGTTGTATATTCTTCTTCGCCCATAATCATGTTCATAGCTACTCCTGTTCCAACACCTTGTACTATTCCTCCTGCAATTTTAGCAGGGCTGTCCATTTCTGCGTAAACATCAGATCCAAAATCTCTTAAAAATTCTCCTGCTGATCTTCTTTCAATATATCCACCGCCTTCTGCCAACGGAATATTTCCTTCTGCCAATGATTCAGTTAAAGTTTTATCTGGAGTTATCATTTGTGGAGGATCTAATAAAGAAGCCGTTTGTGGTGTAGTAGTAGTTGCTGCTCCTCCAGTACTAGAAAAAGTTTCATAACTTCCTGGTTGATATCCCATTGTTCCTTCAGTTGGAGGTTTTGCAAAAAGATTATCAGAAGCCATACTAGGCTGATAATTAGGATCAAAAAACGTATTGTTTACAGCATCAACTGATTCAGTAATACTACTAGATACATTTACTGCATCAGGATTAATCATTCCGTTAGAAGACATAGTTTGTGCTTCTATGTGGTTTATAGCTGTTGTAGCAGCTTCTGAATTTGAACCAGCGTTTGCAACATCTTCAATCACTTTATCAATTCCACCTACTGTTTCTCCTGAAGTTGCTATTTGTCCTGCACCTGCAGAAGTTGATGTAGCGCCTGTAACTGTAGAGCCTACTTCTGCAGCACTACCTGCTGTTTGTAAAGCTTCTGTAGCTTTTACAGCAGTTTCAACTCCTCCAGCTGCTGTTGTTGCTGCTTCAGTTGCACCTGCTGCCGTAGCCTCTGCTGCTGCCGTTGCTGTCGCTTCTCCTGCTGCTTTTGCACCAAATTTACCAATTAAGTTTTTAGCAACTGCACCCATAGCCATAGACAAACCAATCATGCCTACGATTCTACCAAGTTTAGAACCCATTAATTTCTTAATGCCTTTTTTAACTTTTCTTCCTAGTCTTCTTAAAAATTTCATTTTTGTTTTATTTTTCCTCTTTTTAAAAAATATATTAGCCTCTTCTACTACCACCACCGCCACTGCCAGTGCCTGTGTATCCACTAGCTGCATAAGCCGTACTTAAAGACCCAGCAAAACTAGAAACAATGTTAGTTAAATAGTCTTTATAAGTTGAACCTGCTTTACCTTCATTTGCTAAAGCTGTAGCAACAATTTGAGCTTTTCTGTTTTCTTCGTTTTCAACAGCTCTAAAATCAAAATCAGCTTGATCTCTTAGTTCTTGCCAAAGAAAAGCCAAAGCTTGTGAACTCATTGAAAAAGCGTTCTGAGCATTTTGTGCGTTGATAGCATTTTGTGCAGCAGTGTTTATAGTATTTGCTTGTCTTCTCCACTCTACATTAGAAGCTTCAACTGCTGCTGAATTTTGAGCATTCCATTGGTTTCTTGCAAAATCTTGTTGTGCATTAAACTGATCTACTTGAGTAACCAACTGTGAATTAAATTTAGAAATGTCTGCTTCAATACCTACTCTTCTTGCTTCTGCTGCATTGTTCTGAGTTGCATTGAATTGTGACATTGCATCATTACGAGCAGCATTGTTCATATCTATTTGAGAAGATAAGTTAGCCATAAATTGATTCGTTTGATTCTCACTTGCTGCATTAAACTGAGCAGCAGCATTACTAGCAGCTTGGTTGCTTAACATTCTTTGTTGAGCTTGTTGAGCTTTTAAAACTTCTGTTTGTTGTTTATTGTTTAAATTAGCCATATCCATATTTAAAAATGCTTGAGCATTCTGAGCAGAAAGCCTAGTATTTGCATCAAGCTCTGCTAAATCTAATCTAGACATATTTGCAGCATTTTGTAAAACTGCTTGCTGTTCTTGACTTGCATCCGTCAAAGCAATTGTTTGTAAAAATTTACTGTTAGACAAACGTGCTTGTGTTTCGTTGTTTAAATTAGTCATGTCCATATTAAAGACTTTATCAGCATTACTAAGTGCTGTTTGTTGTCTCATTTAAGCATTCATTTGCTCTGCTTGTGCCTCAATAGTTCTTTGAGACATTACACTTTCTTTTATAGACTGTGCATTGCTTTGTGCTAAAGGCATAGCACTTTGTATAATTGCATTAAACAACGCATCTCTACCTACTGTAGAAGCATCTAATCCTCTAGCCATAAGCATTTCATTTACTGCTGTAACTGCAGGCCTAGCAAAAACAGGAATTTCTCCTGATTCCATTCCTTCTAGTAAAGAGTTTAATTGTGTTGATATTAAAGCTTCTTCAGGAAGACCAGCAATCATTCCTCGTTCTTCTTCGCTGTAATCCATAAGCTCGTCTTCTAAAACTTCAGGATCGTTTCCTATTAGATTAATTTGATCTTCACTTAAACCTGCTCTTCTTAATTGTTTTTTAGCACGAAGAACTCTTGGTAAATTAGTTCCTGCTACTTTTGCAGCCTCTGCTTTTGCTTCAGGACTTAAAGTTCCTGTAGCTGCTTGAACTAAAGCATCTGCAGCTTTTTGTTGATCAACATTAATTCCTTCTGCAGATAGTGTAAGAGAAGCATCTTGCATTTGTGCAATAGCTTGAGAACTAACTTCTCCAGTTTGTGCGTCTATTATAGGTGTTTCAGTAACTTGAGCAGCCTCCATAGTGGCTGTTTCTACATCAGCAGGCGCTTGAACATCAGGAGCTACTGTTCCTGCAGTAACCGTTTCTGCTGTTGGAGCAGTTGCCACAGAAGCTTGTGCTTTTTGTTCTGGTGTAAGATCCGTCATTGTTGTTGTTGCCATGTCTTTAACAACAGGTTGTCCTGTTCTAGGATCTATTCCACCAACTTTTTCAGCGTCTGGTATAACTGCTTCTCCACTTGGTCCTGTTCCTCCTGCTATTCTTTCAGCATATTTTTTAGGATCTTTAACCTTAACTGGAGGTTTTACAGTATTATCATCAGGCGCAGGAGGAGGTGTTCTTGTGCCATGAGGAGAAGGAGGTGTTCTTCTTCTCTCTCTTTCAGGAGCAGGTCTTGCTTCTTCTTGAGTACGAGTAGGCCTTGCTTCTTCTTGAGTACGAGTAGGCCTTGCTTCTTCTTGAGTACGAGTAGGCCTTGCTTCTTCTTGAGTAAGAGCAGGTCCTCCTTCATCAGAAACTCTTACTGTTTCTGGCCTTCTTTTTCTTCCGTTTTCTTCTCTATTAGGACTAAGACCTCTAGCTAAAGCAACTCTACCACCTTGTCTCATATCAAGTCTATTACCTTTATTGTATCTTTTTCTTGCCATTGTTTACTTTCCTTCCTGTTCAAAAAGCCTGTCTAGTTTTACTTCTAATTTTTCTAAGACCTTCATAAGTTTACCCATGTCGTATTCAAACGTATCTCTGGATATGTATTCTTTAGCCATCTCTTCTCTTGTCTTATTGATAAGGATGTCAAGCCTTTTAAGCTCTGTAGCATTATTGCGTATACCATACAGCACAGGTGCGACTACAAGAGTCAACACCACATTCCAAATTATGTAGCTTGAAAGCTCCACAATTCTTTACGAACTAGGTACTGTAAAAGCTGTATCAGGCACTGCAGGTACTATAGGATTCGTAATAACACTATCCACTTGACTAGCAAATACTATATCCCAATGTGCTGTTGGACACATCGCTGTCAAAGCTGCAAGGTTAAACGAACTTTTAGCTGCTGCGGTGAAATCACCATCGGCGGCTACGGCTTGATGACTGAATACAGACTTGTAATACGTTGCATCGCCTTCGCTGTCGTTCTCGTAAGTCATTTCTAAAGACCACTCTTGGGCTTTGCTAGACTTCTCAGAAGGTATAGCTTTCGTTAATGTTTTTGTTACTGCCATTTTTTATTCCTCGTTATTTGTCACACTTCTCATGTGATTTAGATTTTAATTCCTCAACTTGTGCTGAGAGTTCTTGAACTGCTTTTACAAGCATTGGTATCAGACCACCTTTTGCAATTTTCTGCACTTCGTCATCGCCTGTTTTCCAAATATTTTGACCATCTTTTACATCATCATGTTTGTCGATAACTGCTTTAACTTCTTGTGCAATAAAGCCGTGATGCTGTATGCCATATTCTAAACCGACACTTGGTTCATTAGAGCCTTTTTTATACTGTGGCATATCCGTTGGAACATCTTTCTTTTTCTTCCATTGATATGTAATTGGTCTGAGTTCATTAATAAATTGAAGTCCTACTGTCGCATCTTGCACATTTTCTTTCAGTCTTTCATCCGAAGATGCTGCCCAAGATTCATCTGAACCATTTAAATCAATTTCAACAACATTGGTATTATAACCAATCGTACATCTTGCATCTCCTGTACCAGAAATTGCTGAACCAAGAACTACACGACCAGCAGCACCACCTGTTCCTGCATCCGTAACTGAACCTACTACTACATTACCATTTCCTGTAGTAACATCATCTCCTGCTCTTTTACCAATCATTGTGTTATCAGTAGCTGTGGTAATTGAATCACCTGCTTCATAACCTATACAAGTAGTGCCATCTCCTGTAGTTATTGCTGCTGCAGCATAATAACCTAAACTAGTATTGGCTGCACCTGTCGTATTTGCACCACCAGCAGCTCTTCCCACATGAACACATGAGTGTGCTGTAGTAATTGCATCACCTGCTTCTGATCCAATAACAACATTGTTATTCGCTGTGGTGAGTGCGCCTAAAGCACCTTCTCCAATTCCAACATTATAAGCACCTGTGGTTGCAGACCCCATTGCGCCTTGTCCTATTGCTACATTTCTACCATCGCCTGTGGTTGCTGCGCCTAGTGCATTACCACCTATTGCTACATTGTAAGAAGAACTTGTTATAGCGTCTCCTGCATTTCTGCCCACAGCTACGTTGTCTGTGCCTGTGGTGTTTGCGTTTAAAGCAGCATTACCAACGGCAGTGTTGTTTGCTGCTGTAGTGTTTGATGTTAATGCTCCTTCTCCCACTGCTGTGTTGCTTGCGCCTGTAGTGTTTGCGGCTAGTGCGCCTTCTCCAACAGCAGTCACACCATTAGCTGTAGTGTTTGCTTTTAGAGCATCCTTTCCAACCGCAGTATTTTCTGTTCCTGTGGTGTTTAGTTGTAAAGCATAATAACCAACTGCTGTGTTGTTTGATGCTGTACTATTAGTACCTAATGCAGCATAACCTACTGCTGTATTATTATCTGCGGTTGTGTTAGTAGATAAAGCGTAGCCACCTAAACCAACATTAAATTCTCCATCTGTGTTGGCAGTTAAAGAGCCTATTCCAATAGAAGTGTTATAACGACCTGTGGTATTTGTATCTAATGCTTGATAACCCACCGCTGTATTTGCTACACCTGTTGTGTTTGCTGCTAAAGCATTTGAACCAACCGCTGTATTGTTATCTGCTGTGGTGTTTGCACTTAATGCAGCTCTACCCAATCCTGTGTTGTTTGCTCCAGAGGTATTAGCGTCTAGTGTGGCTTGTCCAACTGCAGTATTTTCTGAGCCTGTGGTGTTTGCGTATAAAGCACCACGACCCATTGCTGTATTATTTGAAGCTGTTGTATTTGAACCAAGTGCTGCGTGACCCACTGCCGTATTGTCAGCCCCAGTTGTATTAGCCTCTAGTGAGCCTTGTCCAACTGCCGTATTTTCAGAAGCTGTGGTGTTGGCTTGTAGTGAAGCACGACCTATTGCAACATTATCTGTACCTGTGGTGTTTGCTTGTAGTGCAGTTCTTCCTACGGCAGTATTGTAATTGCCAGAAGTTGTAAATTTTAATGCTGACATTCCAATAGCTGTATTTGAATGACCATCGGTAGCTGTAATAAGAGCATTACCACCAACAGCAGTGTTATAACTTCCAGAAGTTAAAGCTGTTGCTGCATTATATCCTATTGCTACTGTGTATTCTGCAGAAGTAATAGCATCCATTGCTCCTATACCTACAGAAACATTTTGTGCTGCTCCGCTTATTGAACCATGTGTTGCAGTACCCAACATAATACTATTGGTTTCATCAGTTGTAGCATCTGATAAATCGTTTATTGCACTAGCTCCACCACTAGCTGCATTTTCCCAAGCCACTCCACTTCCTGTTGAAGTCAGTACTTGTCCGTCAGAGCCTTGTGCGCCACCAACTGTTAGGTTGTCTGTTTCTAGAACACCATCAATATCTACATTACCTGAAATATCTAAACTTGCTGCATCTACTTCGCCTGCTACTGTTAATACTCCATCAGCAAGAGTCATTAAATCTGTATCAGAAGTATGACCTATTGTTGTACCATTAATTATAACATTGTCAACTGTAAGTGTTGTAAGAGTTCCAAGACTTGTGATGTTTGATTGTGCTGCTCCTGTTACTGTAGCTGCAGTTCCTGAAGCATTTCCTGTTACGTTACCTGTTAATGCTCCTGCAAAAGCTGTGGCAGTTAGTGTTCCTGAACTTGGATTATAAGTTAAATTACCATCTGACTCTAAACCTAAATTACCACCATCTACATCACCACCTGCCGTAAATATAACAGCATTGTTTTCATTTGTGCTTTCGTTATCTGTTATAGTAACTGTAGTTGCAATAGCTGCAGTACCTGTAGTATCTTGGTTAAGTGTTCCAACTGTAAAGTCTAATGTATTATCACCATCTTGATAAGCTACAGTTATACCTGATTCAGTGTTTGAACCAACCATAGCTCCTACAGTGTCTGCAATAGTTTCAGCTAAAGTAACTCCACCAACAGTAATTGCATCGGCTTCTAAAGTACCGTCTATGTCAGCATCACCTGATACATCTAACGTAGTTAAGTCTAACTCACCTGCTATGGTAACATTACCATCTGCTAAAGTTATTAAATCTGTGTCAGAAGTATGTCCAATAGTTGTTCCATTAACTATTACATTATCAACTGTTAAAGTTGTTAAAGTTCCTAATGAAGTTATATTAGGTTGAGCAGCCGTTGTTACTGTAGCTGCTGTACCAGTTGTGTCTTGATTTAGTGTACCAACTGTAAAGTCTAAAGTACCATCCCCATCTTGATAAGCTACTGTAATACCTGATTCAGTATTACTTGATACCATAGCTCCTACAGTGTCTTGTACAACTTCTGTTAAGTCTATATTAGCTGTACCATCAAAAGATACACCATGTATAGTTCTTGCAGTTGCTAATGCTGTAGCTGTAGCTGCTAAACCTGTAGTGTCTTGGTTAAGTGTACCGATTACAAAGTCTAATGTGTTGTCGCTGTCTTCGTATGTAACTGTAATATTAGTTTCAGTGTTTGAACTAACCATAGCTCCAACAGTATCACTAATTGTTTCTGCGAGTGTAGTACCATTAATAGTAAGTGCGTCTGTTTCAAGAGTACCATCTACATCTACGTTTCCTGATATATCTAGACTAGCTGCTGTTATTTCACCACCAACTGTAAGAGTTGTAGCCATATCAACAGCACCATCAATATCAACTATGTCTAAGTTTGAAGTACCATCTATGTCTATATCACCACTAATATCTAAAGATGCTCCTGTTAAAACACCTGCAACTGCTAGTGTAGAAGCCATATCAACTGCACCATCAATGTCCACTACATCAAGGTTAGTAGTACCGTCTACATCTAAATCTCCGTTAAAGTCTACATTGCCTGCAACTGCAAGAGTTGTAGCCATGTCAACAGCTCCGTCAATGTCTACAACATCTAAATTAGTTGTACCATCTACGTCTAAATCTCCGTTAAAGTCTACGTTACCTGCTACAGCAAGTGTAGTAGCCATATCAACTGCACCGTCTATATCTACTACATCTAAATTAGACGTACCATCAATGTCTATATCACCTGAAATATCTAAAGAAGAACCTGTAAGAACTCCTGTTACTCCTAAAGTACCTGCAATAGTAGCATTAACATCTACGTCAAGTGTATCAATATGTGCAGTACCGTCTATAAAAAGATCTTTAAATTCTAAAGAACTTGTTCCTAAATCAATATCATTATCTGTTACTGGAACGATAGCTCCGTCTTGTATTCTAATCTGCTCAACTGCAGCACTAGAAACTTCTACAAATACTCCCCAACGATTATTTGTGCTGTCTGCTACAATTTTATTAAGAAAATCTAAATCACCAATAGTATGTATATTGCCACCATGTCCTGCTGTACCATCGTGTCTATGGCCTGTGCTTGAAGCACTACTAGAACTGTATGTAAATGCATTTACTAATTGATTGTATTCGTTGTTAAACAATGCAGCAGTAATGGTATCTCCATCACTAAACGTACTTTGTCTTGTATAACTTTGTGCCATGTTTTATTCTCTCCCTGAAGGTACGTAATCTATATATATTCCATTTACTGTATAAGGTGAATTTTGATTATCGCTAAATATTCTAAAATAATTACTTTTTCCACTGCCTTCTACTGATTGTCTAGTTATTGGGTCTGTTGCTGCTCCAAACTTATGACCTGCTGTAGAACCAAAAACTGCTGTTCCAAACAACGAAGGTTTTGGTATTGATAATGAATAATCTGTAGGCTGTGGACTATCTAGATCATCAAAATTATATCTTATTCTTAAACTTGTATCAACTGTTCCTTCTGGAGTTATAGAAACTTTTACATACTTAAGAGTTTTTAAAGTTCCTAAATCTCCGTAATCAATGTCTGGTGTTTGATACTTAGCTATAATATTAGTAGCCGATCCACCAGAATCTAAAAAACTATCTCCTGTATCATGATTATATACTTTTCCTATGTAATCACCATGATAATATTTTTCAACACCGCTTGAGTTAAAACCTGAAACGGCTGCTGCACTTGCATCTATACCTATTGTTTCAGACCACTGAAATTGTGTTCCTCCTTGTGGAGTTGTTTTTAGAGTTCCTATTATTCCTCTTGCAGAACTTCCAGAAGAAGAATCTCCATAATATAAACGATACTGCGATTTATCTCGTATAACAATACTGCTTACATTAAAACTTCCAATATTATCTGCAATGTTTTTCATTACAGGCTGTATTGCTCTAGTAACTGTACTTAACTCTACGTCACCAATTCTTGCTGTACCTGCTAGTGTTCTTATGCCGTCAGGCGCTAAAAATACTAAGTCACCACCAATCTCTTGAATACTTTTACCATCTAAACAACCAATGTTTTGTGTAATTGGTTGTACGGCAATACTTGCTGATACATTTATATTTACTAATTTATAAATACTATTTTTACAAAATATAATTAGATCATCACGAAAAGATCTTAAACCTACTACTTGATCATCTAATACTATACTTCCTGAACCGCTTGTTGTAAAATCATCTATGTCATTTGTTCCGCTATAAAATATAGTATTTGGTGCTGTTGCTGCTCCTGATACAACTAAATGCCTATCGTGTATCGTACAAAATTTAGGATAGTGTGTTCCGCTTACTGTTATTTCTTTTGCGTAATAAGTTCGATCACTTAATGCGCCAGTTCCTGTCATTTTAAAATAAAAAGGTTTTACACCTGATCCTTCGTCAGTGATTATAACTTCTCCATAAGTTGTATCACCTTCGTAAGTTGCAAAATGTGCAAGACTTTGTGAGGTTCTAGTAGAAGCACTACGACCTGTAAAAGTACTGTAGTTATCTCCACTACCAGAAACACTTGCTCTATTTATTTGCAACCAACTTGTTCCGTCTAAACTAAAATATATGTTAGTACTTGAACAAGCTATAACTCCATCAGCATAAACATGAAGACCTAATATATCGTCTTCGCTGCTTGGATTTGCTGAACTTCCTCCTCCAAAAGCAGAGAAACCGTTTATTCGTCTATATCCTCCAGCAATATCAACTTCAAAGTTTTCTAACAATGTAGCAGAACCAGGAGTTCTTAACATTTCAAAAGAACTTGAAGATTTATCTAATCCTCCACTACAAGCTAATGCAAAAGGTTGAGAAGCAGTCATTATATTTGATCCGTTGACATATACTTAGGCGCAGGATTCATTAAATTAGACCTCATTTTTCTTAATCCTTTTTTATAATCGTCTAATGCAAAAGCTGCTGTTTGAGGGTTATCTTTAAATTGATGCATATAATATCTAGCTCTTGCTAATAAAACCGAACTATACATATCAGGAAATACTATTGCATCTCCGTGTGCATCTAATGCTGTAGGTAAATCCCAAGCAAAAAACCACACTCTATAAACTTTGTCAGGTATTGGGCTTACTCCAAATTTTCTACCGTCAGGACTTCTTATAACAACTTTAGGTTCACCATATGTTTGTGTATCTGCATCGTCTATATTTTCAGATTCTCTACGATGATCTTTCCATTCCTCTAATGTTACAAAAGATAAATTTTGGCTTGTATAAGGCGCTGATTCACCACTAACTCCAATAGTTGTTAGATAAAAATCATTCCAATCTATTGCGCCATAATCAGTTGTAACTGAGCTTGATGCTGCTTTTAATTCGTACCATCTTGTTCCTGCTGTTGTTTCAACATACACATTTCCATAAAAAGGATCTGTTGCTCCGCTTTCTCCTGTAGCAAGAAAAGACCATCTAGGTTCAGCGCTTACTATATCATTATAAGCTCTATTAACACAATCTTTAACGTGGGCCTGAATTCCTAAAGCACTACTAAAATTAGAAGAAGTTAAAACAACTTCGTTTGATTCTCTTAATAACTCATTCGTTAATTGTAAGTAAGTAGTTGCCATTTTTATTTCTTACCTTTAGCTTTTTTCTTTGCTGTCTTACTTAAATCTTTAAAATGATAAAGCCTTTTACTTGTTTTAGTATGCGTTTTATTAGAATGTACATGTCCGTTGGGCATTTTGTGTGTGTTGCCTTTAAACTCAGTGCCATTTCTAAAATAATGTTTTACACCTTTAGCCATTTTAAATCCTTATAATTACTTCATTGTGTTCATGCCAACTTTGGCATCACACTTTTTAACTTTGTCTTTTATATTTTTATATTTTTTAACACCGCCACCTGAATAGTACATTGCTCTTTTTTGGTTTCCACCAGTAGATGCTTTTTTTCTTTTCTTTTTAGGAAAACCTTCTTCCATATTTTTATAAGCTTCAGGTGTTATTGTAGATTTATTTTTAGGTCTGCTTATTCCTTTAGCTTTTCTAGCATTCATGTTTTTATATAAACTCATTTGTTTATCCTTTTTGTCTGTTAAAGTTCTTTTGGGTCTTTCCAAAAATCCTATCAAAATTCTTATTGTATGTTTTTCTTTCTTGAGCAGTCATTCTATTGCCTGCACTTACTAATTTTCTATTGCCTTTCTTCTTGTTTTTTAAGATGACAGGTCTTGCATCTGTTGATATTTGTGGCATTTGTTTCCTTTTTTCTAAGTATGGGGAAGGAGAATATTATAGAATTTCCTTCCCTCACACCGTTTTATTGCTTTAATTAACGATTAGTCAATTGAATAGAAAGCAGATACTAAAGCTTCGCTACGAAGTACATCAGCGCCATAGACGTGAAGACCTCTAACGATGTCACCAAAACTGTCAGGATCACGAAGAACCTCAGTTTGTGTAATAGCTTGTGCAGTAGCGCAGGCAGAAATATGTCCAGCTATACATTTACCACTAGCTGTAGAAGCAGCAGCAATGTTATTAGACTTGTACATATCAAAACCACGCAGCTTTCCACTTGATACTAGTCCATTACGAATAGAACCCATACCTGCATTGAAGTCGACTGACATTAATTTTGAACCAGATTGAGACAATTGCTCATACCACGAAGGAGGAGCAACAAACCATCTTCCTTCTTCAGGAATGTTTTGTTCGTCTAACAATCTAGCCATAAATGCCATGACATCAAGGGGATCAGTTCCAGTACCATCAGAACCTGTAAGGTCGATACCATTAGAACCGCCTTGATGTTGTGCCATTGTTTGAGTAGCTGCTGAAGCATCAGCACCTAACACATGGTCAGGTGATGAAGTTGAGACACCACTAAACAATTCGGCAATAACACCTTCATCAAAAGCATCTTTAAGAGCGTAAGCTGCAGAAGAGGATGCGACCTCTTTGAAGTTTACGTGAGACATAGATTTCTCA